ACATAAATAGATTCCTACAAGAAAGCAATCCTAATCCGGCTATTCAATGGGATGTTCAGCAGTATAAAGTCGATGATCCTATTCTCTTCCTTGATTCGGATAGATTCCATCCCGTCATCCACAACAATATGAAGGGGTTTATCAGGAAAATAGAAATACTAGACCGAGATACTCCTGATGAACGCATTCAGTTTGATGTAGAAGTTCCTAAAGCAATTGATGAAAGTGAGACTAGATTTCTCGACTTCCAGTTGATTGAATCTTTTGAGGGCAAAGAAAAATCATTGATTAGGTTTTATGTACACAAATTAAAAAGTGCAGATGAAGATGGTGACGATTTCGGTTCAAGAACAGTTGTCCCGTTCCAAGTGGCTTATGCAGTATCCATTCATAAAGCACAAGGACTGGAATACGATTCTGTAAAGATAGTTATTACTGATGAAGTTGAGGAACTTGTGACACACAATATCTTCTACACTGCTATCACAAGAGCCAGAGAAAAATTGAAAATTTACTGGACTCCAGAAGTTGAAGAAAAGGTTATAAATCGAATTAAACCACGAGATATCAGTAAGGATGTAGAACTATTAAAGAACTATCTCGTAGATAGACAGCAAGAAGAAGATCCATTTGATTTTTTTCTGTAACACAAGGAGGTTGAGGCATGAGAATTAGTTATAACAAATTATGGAAGATGTTAATCGACAAAGAAATGAACAAAAACGATTTAAAAGATGCTGCCGGAATCAGTGCAGCATCTATTGCCAAGCTTGGCAAAGGTGCAAACATCACCACCGATGTCCTAATAAAAATCTGTGAAGCAATGGATTGTAAATTAGAAGACATCATGGAAACAATAAAGGATTAAATAAAATGAGTACAATTTTACTTAGTTTTGAACCGGACTGGTTTAGTTTTTTAGAATCCGGTAAGAAAAAATTTGAATATAGGAAACACTTTCCTACTGGCGAAGATACCACTGTATATTTTTATGTAAGTCAACCAGTTAAGGCAATTACTGGGATTGCCCATTTTGGCAAACGGGAAAATTTAAGCGATTGGTTAGCTAAGTATTCTGCACGGCCACAGGAAGTAAAAGACAGAATAAACGATTTTATGACCGACTGTAGATACGCAGTACCAATGAAAACTTTCACTAAAACAAATAAAATACCTCTAGATAAATTGAGAAATGATTTACCGAATTTTATAGTGCCACGAATGTATTACTACATAGATGATTCAGAATTACTTGAGTATCTTCAGACCAATCTATTACCTACAGAAGACACTAGAATAAATGATTTTTCATTTATTGCAGATATTGATATTTGTTAAAAAGGAGGTGTTTTACCCTGAATAGCATTACTTTAAGTGCTGAATCAGTCTCAGTAAAAAAACTCTGCGCCAAGGACAAGCGCCTTGCTAAGGTTATATCGATGGTTGGGCCTATAACATATACCACACACAATGATGACCCTTATAGATTTATGGTGCATGAGATCATTGAACAGATGCTCTCAATAAAAGCAGGAGCAAAAATATTTGAACGCCTGGATGAATTATGCAACGGAAACATAAATCCCTTAACTGTTAGTAATTTATCTGAAGAGGAAATAAAATCAACTGGAACATCTTCGAATAAAGCTAGATATATCAAATGCTTAACAAATTCCGTTATAGCAGGAGATATAAATTTTGCCGAATTAGAACACCTTTCAGATGAAGATGTGATAAAAAGACTAACAACCATAAAGGGAATTGGTATTTGGACAGCAAAAATGTACTTAATCTTTGTACTCGATAGGCAAAATGTATTACCAACTGAAGATGTTGCTTTCTTACAAAGCTTTTGCTGGTTATATAAAATTGAGCATCCAACAAAAGCTGAAATAATTAAGAAATGCTCAAAATGGAGTCCTTATTCCTCTATTGCTTCAAGATACCTATATAGAGCTTTGGACTTAGGACTTACAAAACAAGAATTTCATTTATACAAATAGGAGGAATTAAAAATGGCTACAGATGAAAAACAATGGCATCCACGATTTTTAAAGTACATGGAAAAAATCGCAAACCACCCAAATTACAAAGGACTTGCGATTAAAAAGAAACCTGATGGCTCATACGCTTGGATAGCAACTGCAAAATCCGAGATTGGTCAACAAAGAATAGATTGGTGCATTACCAAAGGACAAGACCTTGGTTTTATTATTGAGCATGAAGCTTATCCTGGAATGTATGCAGATGTTATGTTGGAAATACACCCAACCAAATGGAAAGTTTGCCAGATTTGCGGAAAAGAAATGTCTTTGTATTATCATTATCCTAATGCAAACTTTCTTAAATCACTAAATAAACAATTTAATTCTGATTATTCGGATTGTGATCACATTAGCGATATTTGGGATGATTTGATTAACAATGGCGTCAAAAAAATTGCAATTGCATCATTTTTAATCAATAAAGGCTCTTTAGATTTAGATGCAAAAACAGCAACAAAAGAAGATATCATTGATGCATTAGAATACGCTTGTCGTAAGGGTGACAAAAAATGTTTAGGACCTGGTGCTATGTCTAACTTTCCAGATCGATACGATGGTTTCCATACTTATAACCGATGCTGTAGAGCAACCCAAGACAAAGGTCGTTCAAAGGAAAATTTAAAATCATATACTAAAGATAGACGAGCATACGAGTATTGGAGTGATGGTAATATTCATGCTGCAAATCAGTTTATGGGCAGTAACTTTTTTGATGGTACCTCAGCCGATCATATTGGTCCTATTTCTCTTGGTTTTGTTCATGATCCGAGATATTTACAGCCGATGCCTAGCGGTGATAACTCTTCGAAAAGAGATAGGTTACAAGTTGTAGATATTGAAAGTATTATTGAAACAGAGAATCGTACAAAAGTATACCCTATGTCATGGCAATCAAAACTCATTTGGGAATTCATTAGAGCTAATTATGATAAGCACCCTGAAAAAGTGCCTACTGTTTATCGTGATGCATTAAAGCAAAACATGGCAAATTTCATGTATATATTGCGTACAATCCTTGAAACATGTCCATCAAATGGTGAGAATTTTCTAGTTTCGGCATTTTTAGAACCGAATTATGAGTATTTTAAATATTCGTATTCATTTAACGCTAAGGGCGAAATTGTATCCCAAGTGCCAAGACATTATACAGATAGAAATCAATACGAAACAGATCGTTACAAACGAATTGCTATAGAATCTGTTTATGATTATAGTGAAAAAAACAACAGAAACAATAAAAATGATTTAACTGCGTCAGAAATGACAGCATTAAAATCTGTTTGCTCAAGCATTGAAAGAGTTTCTGATGTTAAAGCTTGTAAACAACTGGTAACTCAACTTGTTGAAAAAATCGAAGAAAGAATTATTCGCTCTCTTTAATAATAAAGATAGGGTGGCCAATCGAAATTGGTCACCCTTTATTTTAAATAAAGTCAAATAAAGTTAGTTGTTCCCCTTTATGGTTATCTTCATCAGAATCTTCTTGAGGAGTATTATGACGTACATATTCTTCATACGAAATTTTTCCTTTAAAGAATTGTAGTATTTGGGATTCCTCAACCAGCGAGTATCTTGCTTTTTCTCCACACTCAACACTTTCTAAATCAGATATTGTTTGATGAGCAGTTATCATAGTAGATTCATTACTGGTAATTGCTTTAGGAAACAAATCTCCTGGGTTAACATTTAAGTCATTTCTAGTACAAATAATTATTACCCTTTTTCTTCTTTGAGGAACAGCATAATCAGCGGCAAGTAACGTTCTTCCTTCTGTACTATACCCAAGTTCTGAAAACAAAGCATGAACTTCTCTATATGTTTTACCACCTTGATAGCTTAATAACCCTTCCACATTTTCGAATACAATAACTTTAGGATTAACACGTTTCACAATATCCACAAACTCTCTGAACAATTGGTTTCTAGGATCATCTTCTGCTCTAAAACCAGCCATCGAGAAGCCTTGGCAAGGTGGACCCCCACAGATTATATCTGCGTTTCCATTACGCGCAGCTTGTTCTAATTTTGCCTTTGTTTCTTCCTGGGTAATATCTCCACATAACACTTCAATTTCAGGGTTATTAATTTTTAGTGTTGTACAAGCACTTTCTTCAATATCATTACTCATCAAAGATTTAATCCCGGCAGCCTTAAACCCTACAGTCATTCCACCAGCACCGCAGAACAAATCTATAGATTTAGAACACCCTGTAATATCTTTAATTTTCTTTCCAATTTGATAAGCCAATAAGGTTGGTACAGCATTACCGACTTGCTTTAAATGTTGAGTTTTATTACCAAAAAAGTAATAGTCATCCTGAAATGCTTGGAACCTAGCTGCCTCTCTAACCGACAAAACTCTCTCGTGAATCGGATGAACATACGTGCCATTTCCAGGTCTATTGAAATAAGTAGTAATTGTATAGCTTGGTTTTTTGTAATCTATTCTGCCATACAATGTTGTGCGTCCACCAGTTTCTGTTATTCGTTTCAACCTTTTAGATTTTTCCACAGTTTCCATTGGTATATCTTTCCAACTTCCTCCTTGAGGAACAGATTTAATCATTTCCAAATCCAGGTCACTAAGCTTAAACGTTGTATGGTTTAATAAATACCCATGGTATAAAGCAATATACTTAATTGTAATTCCTTTAACTACATTTGTTTGGAACTTATCTAATTCTGTGCAATAATCATCGATTTTCTTTTTTTCTTCTAGGATTTGTAATGCTGCATTTTCATCCATCTCCGGAAGAATGTATCGAATAGCTTTTAAGTATTCATCAAAATATTTATTATTTTCCAATGTGTGTTCTCCTGATATATTTATTAATCCGTATGCTGTTTCAGCAAGAACTTCAATTCTTTCAATGATATTATCATCAGCTGTTTTTAAGTATTCACGAACTGCTTCAGAAATACTATGCAATTCTTTTGCCTCGACCGGGATTGGAAAACAGTCAATCTCATAATTATTTACGTGGTTATTGCTACTTGTCAATTTAAACAACCAATTGATAATTCTTGTATTAAGTAGTCCTAGTAGTGCAAAAATGTCAATCCCATATTGATTCTCAGATACCGAAATAAAATTGCAAGAATTACCCAAAACATAATTCTTTGGAGCATATGAAAATGTAACTCTTCTTTCTTTGTTCATATTAGCAATTTGCTGGCAAATGATTCTGTCCTGTTCAATATAGGATTTCTTTTTTGTAGCATTTACAAAATCAGGTAATACAAAGCCTGCACTCTCAAGTGGTAGCAAATTGTAATATCCAATATCACGTCCACGAAGCAAATGGTATCCAGTATCTTCTGAAACAATACTATTCTTATTTGCCGTTAAGTCTAATTCACCTCTTAGATTAGCAATAAAATCCAATTCCTTAATTACCGGGAAGGTTCTAAGTTTCTTTAAAATAGAATATTCCATTTCGGAAACGGTCAAAATAGCGTTTCCGGTATTTTCATTAAGTATATCCTCTATAGCAACATTTGCTATACTATCTGGACTACTACAATAATCTTTTGTCACTTGAATTGATGTTGTTTTTTCACCCTTGTGAAGAAGAACTGCACTTAATGCTTGCTGTGCATCTATATACTGACTTCCTTCACTGATTACCTTTACTGAAATAACATTCGAATCTACAAGCATATGAGTTCTTAATTTCATACATGTTTTATCTGACATGATTGATGAGGGAATCAATAAACTAACATATGCACTTTCGTTTGCATATCGATCAATAATCTCTTCAACAAATAATTTATATAAATTTAGCACACCGCTGTTTGAATACACAAATCTCTTTGATACTATTTGCGATATCCTAGAGTATTTTTCTTTATCCTTTTCATACTCCTCTTCACGAGCGTACTGATTTTTTTCTGCTTTCAAATTTTTATATGGTGGATTTGTTGCAATTATATCAAATCCGCCTTTTGTAGCCTCTTCAGGAAAGATATCTTCTAAAGCTATATATTCCAAAGAATCAGCTGTTACATCGACTAATAGTCCTGTACCTGTATGTTTTTCAAAGTATTCATCTGTCAATTCGATGTTCCAAAACAACAATGCTAGTTTCTTTAATGATTCACTATACCCGTGAATAGCTTCTTTATTAATATCACAAACAAAAATATTATTTAGAAGTAT